GATTTAGAAAAATCGGAAAATCAAAAATTATGTTTTCACTATACAAACATGCAACCATTATGGGCTACAGATAATTTACATAAATGGAAAAACTAACTATTATTCATAGAAACAAAAAGGGCGCTGATTTCTCAGCGCCCTTTCTTTGTTTTAAGATTACCTTCGTGTTAAGGTTATACGTCTTGTGGTTCTTCGACCAACTCAGCATCTTCTACTGGTTCGTCTTCCTCAACTTCTTCCTCATAAGGAACAAGTTCGTCGCCTTCGAGCAACAAATCTACTCCACATTCTGGACATGAATAAATAGGAGCGTCTTCATCAACTTCTTCAACGTCCTCTTCAACTTCCTCTTCACATTCGCCATCGCACTCACCATCTTGTGATAGAGCAGCGGCAGCTAATGCAGCAACTTTTCGAATGGCGTCTCTTGCCTTTTCTTGTGCATCGTCGCCTTCGTCGCGGGTAAGAGTATGTTTTGCTTCGTTAACATAATCTTCGATATAAACCAACCATTGTTCCAATGAATCAACACCATCAAGTTCCCAATTTTCCACTTGATAGCTCATTTCATCAGCAATGTCATCAAATACTTCACTTGTTCTGTTATAGTCGCTCATAGATGTTTTTTCTTTCTTTTGTATGGTATTTTCACTTGTTCCCAATCGCCTCCATTCTTTTTTTGGTAAGCAATCATAAAACTCTCTTCATAAATATCATCACAAGACGAAGAAGTTTCATTTACTTCTTTTTCTTCCTGTCTTTTTTGGTTTTTTGATTTTCGATTTTTTGGCATACATTGCTTTTTCGTGGGCATCATCCATTTCTTCATCCAGTTTATCAACCCACTTGTCTAGCCAATCCGGATTATTTGATTTTCTGATTTCTGATTTTGCTTTATGACGTTCATATTCAGTTTTATATTTCAATTTTCTTCCCATAACATAAGTATAATTGTCTAACCAAAAATGTCTAACAAAATCAATCTCTAATAAAATTATTTAACTTATCAAAACATTCTCGACACCATCGGGGAAAATCAGGAATATTATTGTAAAGTTTATCGCTACCAATCATTTTGGCCAACTCAAACTTGTTCATTTTTGGGATTGGGTTATCTAAAACCTCCTTTATATGAAGTTGAGCGATAGTGGTTAGTGATGTGTCAGTTAGTTGCATCAGAGCGTAGTTTCTCTCTACATCCGGCCAACGTTCAATTATAGTATCATAGACCTTTAATTTACCACTGGCCGCAACGGCGTGGTCTTTCAGGACGTTTAATTGTATAGGACCATCACTCAACATGGGGAACGCTTTTATGATTGTTTTTAGACCACATCCCTTTATTCCATCTATATTGTCTGAAACATCACCCATTAACGCTCTAAAATAAACAAAATTATGCGAAGCCACCCCATATTCATTCAACACATCTTGAGGCCCATAGAGTTTTTTCTTTGTAGGACTCCAGACCTTAACGTGGTCATTCACAATCTGTAAAAAATCCTTGTCGGCAGACATAATTGTGGAATTCCAGTCTTTGAAGGAATCTAAGGCTAAATAGGCGATTGTATCGTCTGCTTCAACATTGTCCAAAGAAATAACATTGATAGGAAGATGGGTAAGATACACCACCAATCTTTGGAGTTGCTTCTTTAAAGAAACCTCTTCATCACCGAGCGAAGTATCTTCATAAATGCGATTGAGGCGAACGTGTGTTTTCTTATGGGCCTTGTAATCGGAGTAGATGGCTCGACGTTTCATCGAACCACCCACACCGTCAAACACAACAACACACCTATCAGGTTTAACCATCTTGAGGGCATAACCGACACTCTTTAGGAAGCCGGTCATGCCCCCAGTATGGAGTCCATCCTCGTTTAGCGTAGGTATTGCCGCAAAACAACGAATGAACGTATTATACGCGTCCACTATCAAAACTTCTTTTTTTGTAGCACTTGATATTCCTGTCTCCTGAGCACTCTTTTTTTCAGATTTAATATTTTCCCAAATAGAAAATATATCCTGTTTTTTTTCTTCTAACATTAATCATCATCCTCTACATCTTCTACTTCTACATCTTCGATAATTAGACTGTTAGGGTCACGATATTTCATGATGTATTGAGAAGCGATTAAATCATACACTTCGTCTTTGAATGCTTGTTCTGAATTTATCTTCTGAACAAACTCAGGAACAGTTACGCCAACGGTATCAGTAGCTAACTTGATTTTGTATTTATCACCATCTTTCTTAGCCAAACTATTGTCTTTCAAAAAGTCAAGCCAACTCTTTAGGTTCTGAATACCGGAGTCAAAATGAATTTCAAACAATGCGTTTCTTCGTGGCGGACCCATACGATTCTTAGTTACGACCGCTTTACAGTTGTTACCAATGATTCTACCACCACGTTTCAGTTGTCCAGCATTGTTTAGGCGAATACGAACAGATGCCGTATAAGCCATAGCTTTGCCACCCGGCACAACCCACTGGTCACCAAATTGAACAGCTTTCATATTCATACGAAGCTGATTGGTGAATACAACAAGAATGCGTTGTCTTCCAATAAGACCTGTAATCTTCCTACAGGCTTTAGAAACGATGATGGCTTTTGATGTATTGTAACCATCCTTACCGTGTGCAGATTCCATTTCGGTTTCGCACGATGCTTGTGTTAGTGAGTCAACAACAATCGTTACCAATTGCTTTTCATCAAACTTTCTGGTTACGCCGATAATCTCTTCCATTTTAGAAAAGATTTCTTCAACCGTAAACAATTGAACGTATCCGAGATTTCTAATATCAACTCCAACAGCCTTCCAAAATTCAGGTGCAGCAGCATTTTCTGTGTCAATCAATGCACCGTAACCACCCATCTTCTGGGTATTAGCAAGAATGTGAGCAGCGACTAATGATTTACCTGATGACTCTTGGCCTTCCAAACTGATAATTCTTCCAACAGGAAGACCACCATTTTTTCTATTTGATACAGCCAAATCTAGCAAAGAATTGCCCGTGGAAACCCAATCAGAAACCATTGACGGGTCTTCTTCTTCATCAAGAAAGAATGCTACCTTAGCGCCGTCAGTTTGTGACTTATTCAACGCTTTACATACAAGTTCGGCAAGTTCGTCTCTCTCAACTTTTTGAACGTTGTCAACTTCACCATCTACATGAACGGATTTTCCTTTTGGCATAATTTATACTTTTGTACACTTTAATGCTACGCATTTCTGCGTAGCATTTCAAGTGTTTTCTTTGTTTTAATTTTGCCAGCTTACTTCTTGCCAGTAACCTTTTTGAAGGCTTCCTCGAAGTCGGCTGCACTCATGTTCAGATTCACTTTCTTCGCTTTTTCAGCGGTAGGTGATACTGGTGGAGTTGTTGGTTCAGCAACCACTTCTGCTACCGGAGTGGCAGGCGTGTTTGCTGCGATTTCTTCCTCAGACGGGAGAACCACGTTGTCATCTGCATCCGCTTCTGGAGCGGGCGACTTACCCTTAAAAGGGTCATCACTGGTTCTATCTGCGCCTCTCGGCTCAGAACCAGCGGCTTCGCCTCTTCGTTCGTTTTCCAACTTAATTTCGAGAGCGGCTGCCAGTTCTTCATAGGAAGCAGGCTTGTAAATATCACAAATATTTGGTTGTTTCTTTGTGATGGTTTCCATGATTTCCTTTGCCTTCGGATTGTCAGTATCAACCACCGGACGAGATTTTGGTTTTAGCAAAATCTTCGTATCAGGAAAATCTGCCTTCAATTCCTCTGCGGTCTTGAAATCAACCGTAATATCGTGACCATTATTTAGGTCGGTGATATCGCCGTAATCAGGGTCACTGATTGCTGCTAATAGTTGTTCGTGAACTCGAGCGCCGAATCCCCAAAACTTGATACCTTCTTCTTCATGACCGCGAACGATAATCGGAACATAGGTTCTAATCTTTGGTTGCATCTTGCGACCCTTGAGCCAAGTTTCTTTCACCTTCTCAAGTCTGTTAGCCAACTCTACAATAGGGTCAGCCTCATTGAAGCTTGATGGGCTTAGATAACTTACCTTATCACCATTGAAGTCATAGTGCCACTTCAATTCGATAAACGGGAAATCAGGACAGTATTGATAAGGAACAATTCTTACGACTTGTTTGCCCGGTTCAGGCTTCCAAATGTATTTTTTGATCTTGTCAGACTTCTCTTGCTGTTCTGGGGTGAGTTTTTTGCCGCCTTTTTTCGTCTTGTCATAAGACGCAAGCTTGTTTCTTACTTTATCCATATTTAACATATTAATTCTTTCGTTAATTATTTTAATCATTAATAAATCAATCGTTAACTACATTAAGTTAATTCTCAATTTACTATAAATAGAGGCTACCACAAAAAACGCATTAATCAATTTATTTTATTTAGAATAAAAGTTTTTATTTTTTGCGTTTTTCTAATTTGGTATTGGAATTAAACCTTTATAATGTATCATTTTTACAAATGATTTTTTACAATACCAGCATTTAAAATTCACTCCCCAATCATTAGCAGAATAATAATACAACCATAATTTTTCATCGCATAAAACAACATTAAGAAATTTACAAATAGGACATTCAATCGTTATAACCTCATTCATACTGTCAACTGACTATTTCTAAAATCTTGATTGGCAGAATACGAATTGATGGTGTGCCGGTAATAATTAAAGAATTGTTGTATAATTCCCATTTGACCGGATAACTCCTATCAAAGACGCCATCGTTTTCATCTTTGATAATTTGATTCATTGCATTCAAAGTATAAAGGGTATTGGTCTGTTTCTTCCTATGGATAGAAATAGTGTTCGGGAATTTTGGAAATTCCTTACCCTCATTCAGTATGTTATAGGTAACGAAGACTTCTTTAGGAACATTGACGTTAGTGAACACGAAAAACCGGTTGTTGTAAACCGAATAAAATTTCTTGATCTCTTCTATCGTTTGCTTAAAGGTCTGTACTGAAGAGAACGTGCATAGCAGTTGTCTCTTGTCATTCATAGTCTCTTTTTTATTTCCTCCAGAATCCTATAATGGTTGGAAACAGGATTGAGCAAATACTCAACTACCCTTTCCAACATATAATCATCGCCTTTTAACATCGTTTTGATAGCATTTTTATCCGCTTCTTTTTCTTCTGGTGATTTTACAGGTGGAGGCGCCGGCTCTGCATTTGGTTCTACTTCCGCCTCCGCATCTGATTCCTGATCGGGTGTTGGCGTCTGTTGTGGAGCAGCAGTCGTTTTTGGTTGTGGCTCTTCTTGTGGTGTGTCTGCTGAAGTTTCAGGTGGCGTTGCCTGAGAAACCGGAAGATTAGTTTTTGGTTCGTCTTTTGATTTCTCTTTTTCTGGTGCTGGTGCTGTAATAGGATCGGGAGCGGTGAAAATGTTAGACATCTTTCGCATCGGGTCTTCCTCAAAATGTGTGCCAGCCTTAATAGCATTTGCCTTGTACTCGGGCGTAGGAAACGTAACCAAAATACCTTTAGCATTATACGCTTGTCTTTCAGGATATTTTCCTTCCAAAACCTTGTTCGAAAAAGCTTTTACGGACTCTTCATCAATACCTTTATGGGCAAGATAGTCACGTAGCGCCTCCATATGGTCATTTTCTTCAATATTGAACATGCCATTGGAAACCCTCTGGTCTAATGCAACCTCACTTAGAATTTTATCTAGTAATTTATTCATACAATTCTCATGTAAGTATAAATATTCTTATAAATTCCAAAAGTTACGGATAGATTTGAGATACTGAATTATATGATAGTCCCATATACACCTTTATGGGGAACTTCTTAGCGACCATCATAAGTTCCATTATATTACCAACCACTTCATGACCATCCGGTTTGTAAAAATCAAACAAAATGGAGTCATACGTGTATAACACCGCCTTCGTTTTCTTGCCTATCAAATAGTTGTTAATCCACCTTAGAGCTGATATAGCTACTTCACTTTCAGTAGCTTGGAGAATGTAATTGAAAAGTTTGGCTGGATTTGGGTCATGTAAATGTTTATCAGTAATTTTCCGTTTGAACATCGGGGTCAGAACATAACCATTATTTTTGAAAAAGTTCCAATTATCATTCATGAACTCTTTCAAACTAGCAAAATATTTAATGCCCTCATACTTTTCTTCTACACCACCGTAGAGTTGACGCATCGTTACACTTTTGATTTCTTCCATGTCGTATTCGGTTACTTTTCTTTTGAGATACATTTCACCCAAATACTTGTAAATATCTTCGTCAATACTCAGTGGAAAGTTTACCAGATTACAAATGATTCTCGGATGAAAAGCTGAATAGTCCACCAACATCATAAACCCTTTATCACCATATCTTGAAACGAAACATGAACGAACACCATCATCTTTATTCAGGGCAGCATAGTTGACGTTATCAAAGTGATTACTTGGTCTGCCTGTGCTCGTGTAAACGTTATACTGGCTATACACCAATCCGTTCGGGTTCACTTTCGCATCAAAGTGCTTGTTGAAGCACTCAGCATTCACATAAATTCCGTTTGATTCCAAATCTGCCAAAGACTCTATGATATACTC